GGCTGACGGTGGCCATCACCGTAGATATGGACTAGCAAAGGGCTAAAGTGGATATACCAAGAAAAATCAAAGTGGGCGATAAGTGGTACTCGATCGAGGTCGTCGAGGCCATGCAAGAGCATGGCATGTTGGGGGAGGTCAACTACCCCGCGCAGAAGATCAAGGTCAGCACCACGCATAACAAACGCAAGCTAGCAAAAAATGATGTGCGAGACACGTTCTGGCACGAGTTGATTCATGCTATCTTGTACGACATGGGCCGGTATAAACTGACCAAAGACGAAGTGTTCGTCACCGGCCTATCAAGCCGTCTTCACAAAGCAATTGCATCAGCGAGGTTCTAATGCCGCACGTATCGTGGAGCCACACGGCTCTCAAAGACTATGAAAATTGCGCACGCAAATACCACGAGGTGCGCGTGCTCAAGAAATTCCCGTTCGAGGAAACCGAGGCTTCGCGCTACGGCAACAACCTTCACAAAGCTGCGGAGTTGTACGTCAAGGACGGCACGCCACTGCCGCCCGAGTTCGACTTCATTAAACCTGTGGTGGACTCCTTGATGAGTTTGCCCGGTCGCAAGCTGGCCGAGTACAAGATGACGCTTGACGCCAACCTCAACCCCGTCTCGTGGTTTGATAAGAAAGCGTGGGTGCGTGGCATCGCTGACTTCTTGTCTATTGACGACGACAACTTGACGGCCTACGTAGCCGACTACAAAACGGGCAGCAACAAATACCCCGACAGGGAGCAGTTGCGCTTGATGGCCATGATGGTGTTTGCGCACTTTCCGCACCTTCGCCGCGTTAAATCAATGCTTTTGTTTGTAGTCAAGAACGATGCGGTCAAAGACCAGATGATGGTGGCCGAGGCCGAGTCAGAGTGGTGGCGCTATCGTGAGCGAATCGGTAAGATTGAGTCCTCGCTTGAGAGCGGTGTTTGGAATCCAAACAAGAATCCTTTGTGCGGCTACTGCCCCTGCACTAGCTGTGAGTTCAACCCAAAACATTGAGTAAATCATGGCAACTAAACGTGATTGGAAAAAAGAGTACCAACAAGATTTGAAGACGGGCAAATCAGGCCCCGGCTCAGATCAGCATGAGCGCCAGCGTGCTCGTCGTGCATACGACAAAGCAGGCATCGACCGTTCAGGCAAAGACATCGACCACATCAAGCCGCTGCGCAAAGGCGGCAAGTCAACCAAGGGCAACCTAAGACTGCGAAGCAAGAGCGCCAATCAAGGGGATAACAAATGACACAAGCAACCTTAGCAGACAAGGTGATGAAGGCAGCGTATTTTTTAGATACCGGTTGCCCTATCAAAGACGTACTGACGGACGAAGAAATCGACTTGGCTATCAGTATGTTGGCCGATGTGCTGTTGGTAACGGGAACGCCTGCATTCGACCCTGAAGAATAAAACTAGGACAAGCGATGGAAATCATTGACAACAAAGCACTTCTCATCAGAACCAGACAGCCAGAAAAATACAGCATCATTCCTAGAAGCCAAGTCGTTGAAACACACGCTGATGGCTCTGCGTCTGTCGCTGTGTTTTGGGGATTAGATGAAGCGCGGGTACTGAAAAATATAGGCGTCAAAGATGTACCTTCGCCTATTACTAAGCGCTATGCGTGGCCGGGCAGATTCAAACCTATGGCGCACCAAGTGGAGACAGCATCTTTCTTGACGCTCAACCGCCGCGCTTTTGTGTTCAGCGAACCCGGCACAGGCAAGACGCTCTCGGCACTGTGGGCTGCGGATTACTTGATGCAACGTGGAGAGGTGCGCCGCTGTTTGATTCTGTGTCCTCTGTCGATCATGCAAGCCGCGTGGATGCAGGACTTAAACAACAGCATCATTCACCGCAGCGCCATCATTGCCCACCACCCCAAGGCAGCAACGCGCATCGAGATGATTCAGCACAGCTATGAGTTTGTGATCGTCAACTACGAAGGCTTGAACCTGATTGCTGATGAAGTCAAAGCCAACGGCAAATTTGATCTCGTGATTGTGGATGAGGCCAATGCGTACAAGACGGCCACAACCAAACGCTGGAAGTCACTGAACTCAATCATTGCGCCCAACACGCACTTGTGGATGATGACAGGCACGCCTGCTTCGCAGTCCCCCGCTGATGCTTATGGCTTGGCCAAGCTAGTCAACCCCAAAGGTGTGCCAGCGTTCTTCACTGCGTGGCGCGACAAGGTAATGCACAAGGTGACAATGTTTAAGTGGGCACCAAAAGCCAACGCGCACGATCTTGTGCATGAAGCGTTGCAACCCGCGATCAGGTTCACCAAAGAACAATGCTTGGACTTGCCGCCCGTGGTGACGATGACCCGCGAAGTGCCGATGACAGCGCAACAGAACAAATACTACAACATGCTCAAAGAGCGGATGTTGGTGCAGGCCGCAGGCGAAACAATCAGCGCGGTTAACGCTGCCGCTGGCGTGAGCAAGCTGTTGCAGATCAGTTGTGGCGCAGCCTACACGGACGAAGGTGAAGTGGCGGAATTCGACGCCTCGCCCCGCCTGTCGGTACTAGAAGAAATCTTGGAAGAGACCGATCGCAAGGTCATCATCTTCGCGCTGTTTCGCTCCAGCATCGACACCATCAACCGCCACCTCACCAAGCACGGCATCGCCAACGAGATCATTCAGGGCGATGTGCCAGCCACCAAACGTGCCGACATCATCAGGCGCTTTCAAAATGAACCACAACCTCGCGTGTTGGTGATGCAGCCCCAAGCCACAGCGCATGGGATTACGTTGACTGCTGCCGACACTGTGGTGTTTTTTGGCCCCTTGATGAGCGTGGAGCAATACGTGCAGTGCTGCGCACGCGCTGACCGCAAAGGACAGACAGCCGCCAAGGTGACAGTCATCCACATCTCGGGTAGCCCAATCGAGAAAAAGATGTTTAAAGCATTAGAAGGAAAGGTTAGTGACCATTCACTTTTAACCCAAATGTTCGACACAGAAATTAAATCTTGAAAGGAGTTGCAAGCATTTGAAAACCATGTACACTGTCTAACCCTTGACAAACATTTCAGCCGCAAAGACGGCATCAACTAGGAGAAAGTGATGAGTGAAGAAACTGCGCAAGACGCACCCGCAGAGGTAGTGCCTCTAGACAAAATGGCGAAGGTGTATCGCCGCATCCGTTCCGAGATCGACCTGCTGACCCAAGAGTACGACAACAAAGTCGAAGCGCTCAAGGAGCAACAAGAAGTTTTGAAGAACGCTATGAAAGACCAGATGAAAGCGCTTGGCGTCACATCCGTTCGCACCGATGCCGGAACCGTTGTTCTTGGCGTATCCACACGCTACTCGACCAGTGACTGGGACTCGTTCAAATCCTTTGTGATTCAGCACGATGCTCTTGACTTGTTCGAGAAGCGAATTGCACAGGGCAACATGAAGCAGTTCTTGGAAGAGAACCCCGGCGTTGTGCCCCCCGGCTTGAACTCGAATTCCGAGTACAGCATTTCCGTCCGTAAACCAACCAAGTAAGGAAAATCCCATGAGCAATGTAGCTCTCTTTAACCCCGGCCAACTGCCCTCATTCGCCAAGAAAGGTGAACTCTCTGACACCGCCAAAGCCTTGATGGGCGGCGGCAGCACCGGCAAGCGCATCAGCATCAAAGGTGGCGTGTTTCGTTTGATCTCCGGCGGCAAAGAAGTTGCCAACATCGAAGAACGCTATCTGGATGTGGTGATCGTCAAAGCTGCGCCGAAAGTCTCCCGCACTTTCTACATGGCCAAGTACGATGGCGACACTGCGGCGGCTCCTGACTGCTGGTCAAACGATGGCGACACGCCTGACGCTTCTATCAAAGAACCTCAAGCCAAGACTTGCGAAGGTTGCCCACAGAACATCTCTGGTTCTGGCGAAGGCGAAAGCCGCGCTTGCCGCTTCCAACAACGCTTGGCTGTGGTGATGGCTAACGACATTGAAGGTGACGTGCTCCAGTTGACCGTGCCTGCGAAGTCTTTGTTTGGTAAAGAAGAAGGCGAGAACCGCCCTCTGCAAGCCTACGCTCGTTGGTTGGTGGCACAGTCCGTTGACCCCAGCATGGTTATCACACGCATGAAGTTTGACACCAAGGCCGAAAGCCCCAAGCTGTTCTTCAAAGCAATGCGCTGGTTGACCGAAGACGAGTTCGAGACCGCCACCAAACAAGGCGAGCATCCCGATGCTGCCCAAGCCGTGGTGCAAACCGCTGGCGCTATGGACAAAGCCAAACCTGCCGACTCGTTGGCTGGCACACCTCCTAAAGCCAAGGCCAAAGTTGCTCCTGCACCTGAGCCTGAACCCGAAGAGGAAGAAGGCGAAGCCCCACCACCTCCACCCAAAGCAAAAGCCAAGGCCGCAGCCAAACCCAAAGCCGCCCCTGCGCCAGCGCCCGAAGAGGAGGAAGAAGAGGAAGCTACTCCAGTCGTGCGCGAGAAAGCCGCCAAGACCAACGCTGTGCCTGCCAAAAAAGACTTGGCCTCAGTGGTTGCGAACTGGGACGATGAAGACTAACTGAACCGTGGGGGCGCAAGCCCTCACCTCAAACCAACTAGGAAACAAACATGAAAGAGCTTTTAGGAATCCCTGCTGCAATCATTGCTGCGCTTGCCTTGATAGTCGGGCTATCGTTCTTAGGGTACGAAATGTCCAGCTACTTTGCACCGAAGTATCGTGCCTTGGACAACAAGGTGTTCAAAGAGTCTGAGCAGTACAACGACGGCATGGTGCGTGACTTGGAAGACCTCCAGTTGCAGTACATCAATGCTGACGCTGAACACAAAGACGCTTTGCGTGCCATCGTGTTGCACCGCTTCTCG